AACGTGGCAGCCTAATAACATCTGAAATTAAATTAATGGAACGCTGGGGATGGAGTAAATCAAAAGTCAGGTTGTTTTTAAATCAGTTACAAAATGATGGCATGATAGTTAAAAAATCAGACCGTAAAAAGACCACGATAAATATAGTAAATTACGGCACTTACCAAGAAACAGAAACCACAGAAAAACCAGTAAAAGACCATAAAAAGACCACTGACAGACCACTGAAAGACACAAACAAGAATGTAAAGAATGAAAAGAATATATATAAAGATAATACATACTCTGACGACCCAGAATTAAACAAAGCAATTCTTGACTTCATCGAATATCGCAAAAAAATAAAAGCGCCAATGACACAAAAAGCAATTGACTTACTAATCTCCAAACTCAATAAATTATCCCCCGACAAAGCGACACAAATTAAAATTATCAACCAATCTATCTTAAACGGTTGGAAGGGAGTTTTTTCTCTTAAAGAGGAATCAAAGGAACAAACCAAAACACCAAATAAATTCAACCAGTTCCCGCAAAGGACTTATACAGCACAAGATTATGCGGAACTGGAACGCAAGTTAATAAATAAGGGACTGTAGAAGGAGGGACGGGAATGCCTGGACAAAACCAATACAGTGTTTACGATATTAAGGCTTGTAAATACATATTGCGAGATAAAAGCAATAACGTAATAGAAAAGACAATTGGAATACCCAAAGAGCGAGCAAGCAGATATGCCAAGCATGCAATTTTATACAAGGATAGATATAGGATTATTAGTAAGCAAGAGATTGAATTTATGGAAGAGTGGGATAGAGTCCGCTTTATGATTAATCCGAATGCAAAGAGATAAACCAGTAAATAAGGGGGCTGTTATGGAAAGAGGGCAGAAACGTTTTAAGAAAAGTAAATTTGATCCGTACATAGCTGAAATAACCAAATATATCATAGCAGGTATGACAGTAAGAGAAATTGCTGAGCTATTGCAACCTTATTTTGATGAAGTTGTTGATGAAAGTGCTGTATATGCATTTATGCGGTCAAGAGGGATACAATCCCGGGTAACGATGGGTGGAACCAATCTGGAATACGATGCGCCAAGATGTAGTAAGTGCGAACAATGCTGGACAGTCCACAATACAACAGATAGAGAAGTACTGCTTTGTTTGCCGGCTAAAAGACTAATAAATAGAAGCTGTCGCACAAGTCCTATGTGGTGCATAAAAAGGGGTGAAACTCATGGAAAAGAGCAGAAAATGGACACAAGAAGAATATGATTATCTTCAAGATAAGTGGGGGAACAGTTTCTCTCAAAACTATAGCTAAGAAACTTAATCGGTCGGAAAATGCAATACTAATTAAGGCCAGAAGACTTGGAAATGCAGGGCCGACATCATGGATGCGGTTAAAATATGGTTGCCTGGATGATAACTGGCCACAAATGATACATGATGGCTTCTGGGAGTGCATGAGGGTCCTGGACGATTACGGCACTCTGATCTTTAAATGGAGCGAGGTAGATATATCGCTCAAGGATGTCTTAAAAGCGATCGGGGGGCGCGGAACCATTGTTCGGGCATAGAAGCGGCAAACATAAGAATACGCACTGGACGGCGTTTATGAAATTTCCAGATGACAGGAGGTAATTATGGAAGTACATATCGGCAACATGCATTTATACAGAGACCATTTCCAAAATTACAAAAAATACAATATCCCCAAAGCCCAGCTAATTATAGCGGATATCCCATACAACATAGGCCAAAACGCATATGCCAGCAATCCACAGTGGTATAAGGACGGCGACAACAAAAACGGCGAGAGCGAGCTGGCAAAGAAAGCCTTCTTTGATACTGACAATGATTTTAGAGTACCGGAGTTTATGCATTTTGTCAGTACAATGCTAAAGAAAGAGCCAAAAGAAAAAGGTCAAGCCGGATGTATGATAGTATTTTGCGAATACGAACAACAATTCATGCTCATTCAGGAAGGCAAGAAATACGGATTTAACCATTATATCCCATTAGTATTTCGCAAAAACTACTCTGCACAGGTCCTTAAAGCAAATATGAAAGTGGTAGGAAATTGTGAATATGCCGTACTGATGTATCGGGAAAAGCTACCGAAGTTTAGAAACAACGGCCAGATGATATTTAACTGCATGGAATATGTGCGAGATATGGAAACAACGAAAATACATCCGACACAGAAAAGTATCTATGTAATCCAAAACCTTATCGAACTATTTACCGATCCGGGTGATGTGGTAATTGATCCGGTAGCTGGCAGTGGCGTGACGTTACTAGCTGCGGAGCAATTGGGACGGAAGTCATATGGATTTGAGATTAAGAAAGAGTACATCGAGGGATTCCGGGATAAATTAGCTAGGAATGTGCAGACGACGATATTTACTCAATTAAAAGAAAATAATTACGAACAATTATCAATTTAAGGAGGAACTATGACAAAGAAAGAATGGCAAAACTGCAACACCTGCTGGACCTGTAAACACCGCAAGATAATAAACGGTCGGATATTTTGCTGGTATAACAATAGTCCAAGGGTGCTTACAAGCAGGGATATAATAAACGGCCCGGATTGTATACACCGGGAGAAAGAAGAGTGGAGGGGATATGATGGATAAGCAAGAAATTGAAAAGGCTATATCTTATTGGAGTGAATTTAAGGCAGAAATTAAAGATCTTAGAAAACAGAACTCTAAAGTTGATTGGGATGAACAGGAGAAAGCAGTAGATTTGGCAATAGAAGCACTGGGAAAGAAGGTGCCAAAGAAACCAGTTAAATGCACAACAAACAAGCCTGTCAAAATTGGAAATGTGACTTTTAGCAAAGGAACCAGTATTTATAAATGTCCAAATTGCGGCGTACTTATAACGTACTATAAATACTGTTGCAGTTGCGGTCAAGCACTGGATTGGGGTGACGATAATAAATCATGAAGATAACAGTCAATGACAATCCATGTGAAATAAGACCTATATGGGCAAATGTAATACAAAATAATCCATGCGAATGTACTGTAACGGTTAAATACCATGCTAATAAATCTTTTAGCGACTACGAAAAAGAAAAACTTTGCGATGCTATCGAAGAATTCTTGCATAATATTCCTGCATCAAAAGAAGAAACATGCGAATATATACTTGAACTCGACGATTTTAATACATGGAAATGTAGTAAATGTGGATTGCTATGGCATTTAGCAGTAGATACTCCATTAAAAAACGAAATGTACTACTGCCCGAAATGCGGAAGAAAAATAATACGGGAAGTTACGCAAAATTAAGATTTAGTTTATTGAATGTAAGGAGATTATTATGAAAAATCCAATAAGTAAACTACTTTCAAAGCCAATAATATGGTATTTAAGAATAAAAAATATTAAACATATTAATGTTATTGTAAATATTGATGGCGTACATTTAGAAAAAAGGGACTTTAAAAAAGAAAAAGAGATTTCAGAGCGACATAAACGCATTAAGGATATATTTACTAAGCAAAACTAAAATTTTACGGGTATTTAACTTTGAAGGTGGGTTAACTGCAAAACACGTTTTGATAAATAGTAACCCTGCGTTAACTTTCATGGTGGTTTGTATTTAAGATTTGAGGAAAGTGAGGACGAACACGATACCTAAATGCGAAAACTGTAAAAAGTATGATGATTGCCGCAATGGAAGCGGGTTAGTTTGGCCTTGTGGGGCATATAGACCAAAGATTGTGACCAACGCAGACCGTATACGAAGCATGACGGATGAAGAACTGGCACAGTTTTTAGGCGATGAACCGCCATACTTTGCAACTTATAAACAATATATTGATTGGCTTAGGAAGCCAATAGAAAGCGAGGGTAAGGAAGGATGACACCACAAGAAATAATCCAATGTTGCGAACGACAACTAATGCTAGGCAGTCCTAACGTAGGCTTTTTGTTACCTGGAAAGTGGGGAAAACGGAACACAAGACGATTGTGGCCTGGTGGCCCAGAAGGCGAAATTGTATCAGAAATCTCAGGTAGAGGGATATATGTAATGTTTGACGCTAAAGAGGTCATGGAGGCAACAAAAAGGAAGATGAAGAAATTTGGAATGCTAGAAAGCGAGGCGAAGAAGGATGATAGAAAAAATATATAAAAACAAGTATATGGTCACTTGTGATAACTGCGGAACAGGGCAAGAATGCGACAGTTGGGCTGATGTGATGGACTTTATGAATGAAGAAGGCTGGAAGAAAAGGTTGGTTGACGGGGAATTTAAGCATTATTGTCCAGAGTGCTTGGTACACAAAGTCCTGAAAGACGGTACATCCAAAATCAGAGGGAGCCACAATGTTAATATGGATAATCCTTTGACAGCATCCATTATAAATACAATGGTTGAAACAGGGAGAAAAGCCCTGAAAGGTAATCACTCTATTGACAGCAGATAGAAGAATATACATAAATTTGGGGGAGGTAAACAGATGGATGCAGATAGATGCGTAAGTAGTGGCGACATAATCCCTGAAGGCCGGCAGGCATGCGTGAACTGTATAGCAGCCTGTACCGGATGCGGATGGGAGGATAAGGATAATTGTCGGGCATGTAATAAGCTGGATAAACAGATAGGCAAAGATGGACGTTGTATAAATTACACTGAACACCTATATGAAAAGATAGGAGGGAAACGATAATGGCAAGTGTAACATATGTATATCCAAAACAATACGACCTGCCAATGCAAACCATGGAGGAGATGCGGCGAGAGGTTATGCAAAAAGTTAAATTCGGCGATGAAATAACCGTCGATATACCTTTTGAGGATGGAACGAGGAAAGTAAGAATAGTGGCCTTTTATGAAAATCATATATTATGCCGCAACGAATTTGGTTATATGACGTCAATACTTTATTACGATTTGTGGGCAAGACTGCAACCAAAGCATACCAATGTGAAAATCCCGGACCGTTTTAGAGGGGTGATAAATTGACAGACAACGATAAAAAGAAAGAATACCTTAACAGCTATAAAAATCTTTGCAATAAACTAAAATCATTAGAAGATCAGTTACAGTCTTTACGGGAAACGGAAGAATCAGCTAAGATTCCTTCTATTTCGGACATGCCTAAGGCACATAATCAGACGGATTTGTCTGATGTAATGGTCCGAATAGAAGAGGTATACACAAAGATAGTAAGATTGAGGGCAGAATGCATAAAGCGAAAGTTGGAAATAGAAGACAAAATAGCTGATATGCCGGACGGGATAGAAGCTGATATTCTTAGAAAGCGGTACCTGGAATTTAAAAGCTGGGAAGAAATATGCGTTGAACTTAATTATAGTTGGAGACAAACTCATAGGCTACATAGTAATGCTTTAAGTAATTTCAAGATGGCATAGAATGGCACACAAAAATATGTTAAATTATATTTAGAGACATTATAATGAAATACATAAGATAAACCTCCTTTTATATAGATTAGGCATCCGGTTAGCTGCGGCCGGATGCCTTTTTCATGGAAAGACGGTGATAATTTGATACCTTTGGAGATAAAGAAAAAATGTATAGAAATGGCGGATGATGGAGTTGAAGCTACTGAGATATATAAAATATTTAACCAGCACTCTAACGGCTCTATCGAAAGCATGATGCGAATGATACGTAATTGGCGAAATGGCTACCAAATGAGTGAGCCGGTACAAAAGAAAGAAAATAAACAGAAATTTGACATTATCGAAACTCTAAAGAAAGGCATTGAGATAAGTGAGTTAGCAGAAAAACTAAATATATCATTAACAACAGCAGAAAGTATCATATCCGATATAAAAAATCAAGGATACAATATACAGCGTATTGGCGACATTGTGCAAATATCTAATATCGTCGTACCAACAGAAAATAGGATAGAAAGAGAATGGACAGGCGAGAAAATAATAAGATTTGGTATCATTGGCGATACGCACATCAATTCAAAATACACGCAAATTACCCATTTGCATAAGCTATACGACATTTTTAAGTCAGAGGGAATTGATACGGTCTATCATACTGGCGATATAGACGAAGGCGAGAAAATGCGTCCGGGCCACGAATATGAATTATATAATCATGGTGCAGATGAACACATTGAAGAAATAGTAAGAGTATTCCCAAAACGAGAAGGTATTACAACACACTTTATTACCGGTAATCATGATATAAGCTATGTAAAAATATGCGGATTAGACATTGGATGCAAGATAGCAGAAAAACGGCCGGATATGATTTATCTCGGATACATGAGCGCAGTAATCAACCTGACACCAAACTGCACATTAGAATTAAGACATCCCATAGATGGCACGGCATATGCAATCTCATATAAGACGCAAAAAATGATTGAAGCTATGTCAGGCGGTGAAAAACCTAATATATTAGCAGTTGGACATTACCATAAGGCAGAATATATCTTCTACAGAAACGTACACGCAATCCAAAGCGGAACGGTATGCGCGCAGACGCCATGGATGAGAGGTAAGCAAATATCGGCACATATGGGTGGCTGGATTGTAGAAGTACATGTTGATGATGATGGAACAGTAACTCGGATCAAACAAGAATATATTCCATTCTATAAAGCTATAACAGATGATTGGAAGAATTGGAGGTAAGGCGTGAATAGGGAGGAAATTCTTAAAACTGAATATTCAGAACGGTTTGACGAAATCCGTAAGAATATGATGGTTATGTCTTACTACAAATACGGATCTATCAAAGAGAATTACAAAACCGAAAAAACCATTAATGCTATTAACAGCCTAGAAAAGAGACTACAAAAATATAAAGAAACAGGAAACGCTGAATTTTTAGCTGATATTGCAAATTTCGCAATGATTGAGTTTATGTATCCTCAACACCCCAATGCACATTATATTCCAACAGATAGCGGAGCCTGCGATATAGACGGATTTGGTGTAAATGAAATTAAAAACTGGGGGGAAGCAGAATGGATAAGATTAATTTATTAATAAATGAAGTGATAAAAAGTGAGCCCGATTTAAAGATGCAGAAAGAAAAACTATTGATAATATTGCGAACACTATATCAGGTAGAAAGCGAAATAAAAAAGGTTATTAATAAAGTTAAAGATGAAATAGAGAAGATTGAAGTAGTAAGTATTGATATATAACACTCGGTGGCGGAATAGGTAGACGCAGCCACAGACCGTGGGTGGATAGGGATTAAATCGAAACCCGCGAGAGTGGTACCCGGTTGCAGGGTGCAAATCCTTGCCCGAGTGATAGAAAAACTTCCTTTTATATTGCATATACTGACACAATGTAGTAATATTTGGGTGGAAGGAAGTGTTTTTATGGAGATTAGCGAGTAGGAAATAGGAAATATATATCTATAGCGGATTTGGAAGATTTTAAATTAAAAATTAAGGCAATACATAACGCTATTGAAACAATAAAAAATCAATAAATAATAATTAAGCATCCTTTGGGATGCTTTTTTCATGTTCCAAAACAAACACATAATAGGCAGGTGAGGTGATGGATGGATGAAGTAAGGACCTATGAATTGGCTGAAAAAGATTACATGGCTGGTATGAAATATAAAGATATAGCCGAGAAATACGGTGTATCATTAAATACAGTTAAGTCATGGAAACAAAGATACTGGACTAAAAATAAAAAAAGTATGCACACCAAACAAGAAAAAGTATGCACACAAAGAGAGTATTCAAAGCCTTTTGATGATGGAACAAGGGAAACCATGTTGAATGAAAACCTTACTCCAGAACAAAGGCTTTTTTGCATATATTACAGTAAGATATTTAATGCAACACAGAGCTATCTAAAAGCTTATGGATGCAGCTACAATACAGCAATGGTTGAGGGTAGCAATCTCCTTAGAAATCCTAAGATTAGAGCTGAAATTCAAAGATTACAGGAGATAAAGCGCCAGCAGATAGTTGCAAACACAGAAGATATAGTTGATTTGCATATGCGCATAGCTTTTGCTGATATAGGCGACTATGTGGAGTTTGGTAGAGAAACGCTTGAAACCAAAGATGGTGAAGAGTATCAAATAAATAAAGTACTATTGAAAGAATCCTCCAATTTGGACACACAAATAATTCAAGAGGTTAAACAAGGCAGGGAAGGAGTTACAATAAAACTTGCCGATAAGCAAAAGTCGCTGGAATGGCTTGATAAATACTTCCTCATAAACCCTCTGGACAAACACAAGATTGAATATGAGAATAAAAAGCTTGAGCTCGAACAAAAGAAGATAGAGCCCGACATAAGTTCCGAGGGTGTTCGCTATACAGGTATTCCGGCGACAATGATTATTCCAAAGTTCGCACCAGTGGCTTTTGATATACAGAACAGGGAGCATATTGAATATGTTTTTCCTGGCGGTCGTGGCTCTACAAAATCTTCTTTCATCAGCTTACAAATTATTGATTTACTGATGAAAAACGAAGAAATACATGCCGTAATAGTACGTCAGGTTGCCGACACTCTTAGGACATCTGTATATGCACAGATGCAATGGGCCATCGAAGCGCTGGGACTGGAAGATGAATTTTATTGTACGGTTAGTCCCCTGGAGATTACCCGAAAAAGCACAGGCCAAAAGATATATTTCCGCGGTACGGATGATCCGGGAAAGATAAAATCTATTAAAGTGCCGTTTGGATATATCGGTATAATATGGTTTGAGGAATTGGACCAATTCCAGGGCGAGGAAGCTGTACGAAAAATCGAGCAATCAGTTATCCGTGGCGGCGAAAAAGCATGGGTATTTAAGTCATTTAACCCTCCTAAGAGCGCAAATAACTGGGCAAACAAATATATCAAGGTACCAAAGGTTACGAGATTAGTAATACCAAGCACATATTTAGACGTGCCAAAAGAATGGCTTGGTAAACCATTTATAGACGAAGCAGAATTCTTAAAGGAAGTCAATCCTACAGCTTATGAAAATGAATATCTAGGCGTAGCCAATGGTACAGGCGGAAATATATTCGATAATGTTACTATAAGAGAAATTACAGACGCAGAAATTAAAGAGTTTGACCGAATATATAATGGCGTTGACTGGGGCTGGTACCCTGACCCGTATCATTTCAGCCGTATGCATTATGATTCGGCAAGGCATAAATTGTATATCTTCATGGAATATAGATGCTGGAAACAATCCAACCAAGAGACAGCAAATAAACTCAGGGAATTAGGTATAACTGAAAATGACTTAATCACCTGCGACAGTGCTGAGCAAAAATCAGTAAGCGATTATAAAGCATACGGATTATTAGCAAGAGGGGCCGAAAAAGGCCCCGGAAGCGTTGATTATTCCATGAAGTGGTTGCAATCATTAAGTGAAATCATTATAGATAACAGAAGATGCCCTTATACAGCAGAAGAATTTTTAAATTATGAATACGAGAGAGACAAAGAAGGTAATATCATAAGCGGTTATCCTGATAAAAATAATCATGCTATAGACGCAGTTAGATATGCCATGAATCCGGTATGGAAACGGAGGGGGCAGTAATGTTTGAACGCATCGTTAAATTTGTAAAGGATGTGGTAAGGCGTATGTTTCCTGTTAAAACCATAAAGCAAGTTTTTGATATAGACCCGGCAATCTCAGATGAAATGATAGAACGAATTGAACTTTGGGAGAAGATGTATAAAGGCGAAGCTCCTTGGGTAAACGATATAGTTCACTCATTGAGGTTAGAACAGGGGATAGTCAAAGAATTTGCCAATATTGCCTTAAATGAAATGACAAGCAAGGTTACGGTTGAGAAGTTGGACAAGATATATCAATCTGCTATCCGGGATTTAAATGAGGATTTGCAAAGCGGACTAGCCCTTGGATCATTTATTATTAAGCCATTAGGTGGAGATAAGGTCGAATGTGTCACGCAAGGCAATTACATCCCATTGGAATTTAACAGTCAGGGCAGATTAACAAAAGTTATTTTTGTTGAGACAAAACAGATTGCCAAAGATGATATTTATAGGCGTTTTGAATATCACGCCGTAGACAAAAATGGACTCACAATTATAAATAAGGCTTATCATTCAAAAAACATCAATTCCCTCGGTGTGGAGGTAAGCCTGACAGAAGTAAGTGACTGGGCTAATCTTATCCCAGAAGTTACATATCCATTCTTTAAACCTGATTTTGGGTACTATCGCAACCCGATTAAGAATACCATTGATAGGTCATATAACGGCGTGTCAATTTTTGATGCCGCCAAAGACTTAATTAAAAAGGCCGACATACAATTTGCAAGGTTAGACTGGGAATTTGAATCAGGTGAACGTGCGGTACACGTAGACGCCACAGCAATGAAACTTAATAAGAATACAGGTGATTGGAAATTACCCAAGCTCAACAAAAGATTATATCGTGCTGTTGACGTAGAAATGGGAAACGGCAAAGAGCTGTTCGAGGTATTCTCACCTGAATTTAGGGAACAGTCCATAATCAAAGGCCTAGAAGAATACAAGAGGAACATAGAATTTGCCGTCGGCCTTGCGTACGGAGATTTATCCAATCCGGCATACGTGGAAAAGACAGCCACAGAAGTAAAGGCAGCAAAGAAACGCAAATATAACACGGTTACAGCCATACAGAGCAACCTGAAAGATTGCTTATCTGATTTGGTTGACGCACTGGCATTTTATAACGGACTTACAACAAGCGGTTATGAATTTATATGTGACTTTAAGGATAGCATTCTCACGGACGAAGAAACCGAACGTCAGCAAGACCGGCAGGATGTTGCTATGGGCGTCATGCCACTTTGGGAATATCGTATGAAATGGTACGGGGAAGATGAAGAAACAGCAAAAAGCAAAATACCGGAGCAAGCAGACATAATTCCGTAGGCGGTGATATCTTATGTACAGACCTTCTGACTTAGAGCGGATACCAAAAGAACTTGAACGCATCATGGCTGAATTAGAAATCCGTATTATGCAAGATATCGTCCGCCGAATAAAAATCAACGATGAAATTACCCGTTCTGCAGACTGGCAGATATATCAATTAGTGCAGGTTGGCAAAAGCCGGGAAGAAATAAGGAAATACATTCAGCAGGCATTAAAACTTACAGATGCCGAAATTGAAAGGCTTTACAAAGACATTATCGCTTCCGGTTATGCAAGAGACGCAAGTATATACGAAGCGGTTGGAAAAGATTTTATACCGTTCGAGGAAAACTTCGAATTACAACAGCTTATACAGTCGGTTATAGCTCAGACAAAGCAAGAACTCATTAATATAACTCAGACTATGGGATTTGCTATAGAAATAGGCGGGAAAACGGTATTTACACCGCTTGCCGAATACCTGCAAAGAACGTTGGATCAGGCGGTATTCGAGGTAACAACCGGAACATTTGATTATAACGTCACGCTGAACAAGGTTATCCGGGAAATGACTAAAAGCGGTGTTAGGACAGTTGATTATGAATCTGGATGGAGTAACCGAATAGAAGTTGCGGCCAGGCGTGCATTAATGACCGGAGTAAACCAGGTTGTGCAACACATAAACGACTTTAACGCCCAACAATTAGGAACGGAATATTTCGAGGTATCATGGCATGCGACAGCAAGGCCAACACATCAGGTTTGGCAAGGCAGAGTTTATACAAGACAACAGCTTGTAGATGTATGCGGTCTCGGTACAGGTCCGGGGCTGTGTGGATGGAATTGCTATCATAGCTATTGGCCGTTTATACCTGGTGTATCTGTCAGGCAATGGACAGATGAAGAACTTGACAGAATGAACGCCAAGGAAAATACTCCGAAGAAATATAAAGATAAAGAATATACTACATACGAGGCAACACAGCGGCAAAGATACCTTGAAACAAAAATGAGGGCGTTACGAAGACAAATAAAACTGTTGAAGGAAGGCGGAGCGAACGAAGATGAAATAATAGCGGCACAAGCAAAATATAGGGCGTCAATGGCTGAATATGCTGACTTTACTAAGAAAATGGGGTTACCGCAGGAAAGAGAAAGAATTTACATGGATGGATTAGGAAAGGTAGGATAAGATGAAGAAATTATTTATTTCACAACCAATGAGAGGTAAAAGTGATGAAGAAATCCTCAAAGAAAGAGAACATGCAATTCAAAAAGCGAAGGAACTTATTGGAGAAGAAGTAGAAGTACTTGACACATTCTTTGACGATTTTGATTCAAATGCTAAACCACTTGAATATTTAGCGCGTTCCATAGAATATCTATCAAAAGCGGATGTGGCATATTTTGCACAAGGATGGCAAGAAGCAAGAGGGTGCAGAATTGAGCATGAATGTGCTGTTGAATATGGAATAGATAGGATTGAGTAACACAAGATCGTAAACGGTATTATTTTTATGCAAGGAGGTAAAGATGGCTTATATTTTAATATTTATATTAGGCCTGAAATTGGATATGCCTATTACATTTCTGTATACAACTGGTATTTGCGCGGCATTAAAACTCATAGACGCTGCTTACCGAACAATTCATAAAGACGATTAAGCCGTATTGCTACGGCTTATTTTTATGTGGTCAGTTGATTAGACCTAAAACAGTCGGCGCTTGGTGGTTTGGTAAAACACCTAAAAAATACCTAATAAGCGAAA